CATCTCATAATCTTGTTGGACATCTGGTGTGTCACTTTTTTTAATTTCCTTCTTAACAGATTCTACATGCTTCTGTAATTCAGAAGGTTCATTACCAAAAGCTTTTTCAAGTCCTTCAAAACTCATGATTAAATTGCCTCATCTGCACCACTAATAGGATTGCGTTTCTTCTGATCAGTATACTCAGAGAACAATTCACCAAATCCAAAGTCATCACTAGAATCTATTAGTGCTGCATCATCCTCATCTATCTTCAGAATACCTGCACCATTTGCATGTCCAACAATAGATGAACCATTCCATCCTCTGCTGACATGAAGTGTGCTACCAACAACTCTGTTGATATGCATTACCTCGGTTCCAATCTGAATGTCATCTCCTTGTGCAAGAGATGCTACACTAGCAACGGATATAATTCCATCGTTAATGTCCATTGCAGCAGTAAGAGTAGTAAGTCCTACTCCATCCTGATCTGTTAATGCTGTAGGAGTAACAGTATATCTTCTTTCTCTTGGTGCTGTAGTTGTATTGACAGTACTGTAAGTATCTGTAATAGCTTTCTTGATTGTCTTTGCATCTGTAATAGGACCGTATAGATAAGTCTTTGCAGTAAATGTTAAAGTGTATATAATAGCCCTACGTGTTGCGAAATCTCCTTCGTAGTCATCCTCATAATCTATGTTCTGTAATACTACAGGAACATCTTTAGTTTCTCCTATTGTTGTTTGGAGTTTAACTGAGAGATTATAATGAGGTTGAAAGTACGGAAGAATCTGTTCAATGATTTGTAATCCATCATCTTGGTTCTTTGATATAATTGCTAATTCAAATCCAATATTGTAAGGCACAGGCATGAAAGCATTTTTATTTTCATCTACGTCCTTTTTAAATTTAATCTTCTGTGTTGGTGATACCTTTCTAGTAGGATCATATCCTACACTATTAATTTCAAATGAAAGTCTAGGTAAAGTTATTTGAACCCTTTTGTTGGTAGGGTCTGGGTTTTGATCTAACCTTGCTAAAAATTTCTGCTTTGGACCATATGCCAAAGGCACTTTCATCACTTCATCTGAGCGACGAATTTCAATATTATTAAACAACGTTCCGAAAGCCACAATGGTCTTCCGAAATATTTCATTGTATGCGTAAGTTCCTAACATTAGATTGTTCCATCAGTTGAAGATCCGACTGATCCGAATGGATTCGCCTCGGAGAAGTCGATGATATCATTATCAGAAGTTTCAAATGTATCGTTCTGATCGTAAGTGATATTCTTATTGTCTATCGTATTATATGTAGCAGTTGTCCAAGATGCACTAGATGTACCTCCTGTAAGTGTCTCTGGTATAGAGAATGTACCAGAACGGTTGATAACGATGAGAGTCCTAGAAGCAGAATCCCAAGACTTAACCTCAGCCGTAACATTTGATGTTCCTCCAGTAACAGTTTCCCCAACAGTAAAGTCTCCAGTACCACCAGCAACAAGACCAACTGTAATAGCATTTGCAAAAGCAACCTCGATAGCATCAAGATCTGTGATACCAGTATCAATCTCCTCGTCGCTGTACTCGAAGAGTTCACACTGACATTCCCAAACATACCCTTTACCTAACTGGTAGAAAGGACGTTCGACTTCTACAAACTTAATTTCAAATAAATGTTTTGTTATAGGGAACCAAATTAAATCCCCTTCGTTGGGTCTTCCTTCGACATTGAGTACAGTCGAGTCATCAACGTTTTCTTTAAATTTTTCACGGGAGAATATAAACGTTGTCTTATCCTCGATGCGGATTCCAAACTTCGTAAGAAGCTCTCCTTGGCCTTCCCATCCTTCAACATTATTGACATAGGCTCGAATCGCTTTGGCACTTTCAAATTTGCCATCAGAGTCCTCTCCGAAGACGTTATCACGGTTGACCACAGTTCTCGGCACGTAGTAAATATCTTGCCCGTAAATTTCAATGCTCTCTACAACTAGGTTTTCCATGAACTTCTGCTCTTGAGCAGAACCATTAATATTCAATCTGGCAGAATTACTATAGTCCGACTGAACGTAATCCTGTGCTGGTGTATTAGAATATGCCATATCAACCGACTAAATCCATAGGTGGTAATTCATAACGATCACGAATTTCTTTTTCAAGATCCTGTTTAAATGTGGATGCATCTTCTAAGATCTGACGACCATTGAGTGTTACACCACCCAACATTTGAATGCCATCATACTTACTTAAGTTACGACCCCATTGTTGTTGGAATAATGCTTCCACATAATCCTTCAACCAGTTATCATTATACATTGAAGTATAAGTTTCTGGGTCTTGACGCATATTACAATCAACCATAATATAATCACCTGGTGATATATCTTTCCAATCAAAGTCCATATAAAGTCTACCTTGCTGCTCATTCCATTTAATTCTACGATTTGCTTGAGAGTTGGTTACCCAATCTAAAGTCTCAAGATATTGAGAAGTCATAAAGTAATGTAAAATACGACCATGTGTCATATTGTACATATCATTCAAGAAGAGCTGATATTTAATATTGAATATATTACCACCAGACATTTTCGACATACCAATATTAGTATACACATGATTGATACCTAACATTCCTGGAGGTGTATCAATATAATTATCTGCACCATACCAATCAGTAGAACCTTCCTGTGAGAATCCTTCTCCCTGATCCAACATAGCCTGTGTAACTTCAACTCTCATGAAAGTTTTATAACTTCCATTGTAATGATATTCCTGATAGTAATCTATTGCTTCTTCAATTAGATCATCTAGTTGCTCAGTAGCAACGTTAATGTCTATCGTAGGATATCCTAACCTACGCAGAGCATAATCTCTTATCTCAGTTTTAGTGGCTGGTCTTGTAGCTGACATTTATCTTAAGCGAATGATTGGATAGTCAAATTAGTAACATCATTAGCACCAACGGTTTCTCCTTTCTTGAAGAATCCATCAACATTATCAACGGTAACTGAAGTAGCACCTAGAGCAGTGATAACTCCTGTTGAACCTGAAGTACCACCTGTAACAGTTGCACCAACTTCCATCGTTGCGATATCCGATAGTGCGAAGGTTGCGTTAGTAAATACGGCAGCAGTGTTCAATGAAGAACCATTACCATGTATTGCAGAAACCTGTACTTGAGCTCCATTTCCATGAATAGCAGATACAGAAGTCTGTGCATCACCATTACCACCTGCTATAGTTATAACTTCTGAGTTTGCATAACCAGATCCATCTGTGTTAATTGTAGCAGCAGTAACATTTCCACTTGCATCACATGTGATGTTAAGTGTTAATCCTGTACCAGAACCAGATGAGGTTGTAGCAACGTTGTTGAATGTACCCTCAGTATATCCAGTACCAGCAGCACTGATAGAACCAAGAGTATTAACTCCAGTTGCATTAGCATTGGCAATAGTTATAGTCTCACTTGCAGCATAACCAGAACCATCATCATTGACGGTAACTCCAGTAACAACACCAGCAGAAACTGTAATATCAACAGTTAATCCAGTTCCTGATCCAGATGAAGATGTTGTAATACCAGTTCCAGCAGAATAACCTGTACCACCTCCACTTCCAGCAAAAGTCTTAACACCAGTAGCATTAGCGTTAACAATTTCTAGTGTCTCACCAATAGCATATCCAGAACCAGCATTATTAACAGCAACGTTAATGATCGCTCCACCAGATGCTGTGATGTTAAGTGTAGCACCTGATCCTGAACCAGATGATGTTGTAGCAACACCAGTTGCTGTAGTGTATCCAGTACCACCAGCCAATGTACCTAAGTTAAGAGCAGAAACACCACCTAGATTTGGGTTGGTTATTGTTAGTGTGTCAGATATTAAGTAGTCACTACCAGCAGCATTAAGTGCAAGACCTGTAATAGCACCGTTTCCATCAACAGTAGTATTAACAGTTAATCCAGAACCAGTACCACCAGAGGTTGCTACTCCAGTTGCATTGGAGAATCCTCCAAGACCACTAGCAGTAATAGAACCAATAGTTGTAACAGAACCTGGTGTTGGGTCTCCAGATAAATTCATCACTAACGTAGTTGAAGTTGCAAGGTTGTTAAGCATTGCACTCAGTTGCTCAAACGCATTATCGAGTTTTGCTTGTACTCTTGCCTCTGTATAATATTGATTAGTTCCCTCAGAAAGGTTAGTTGTAGACTTACTGGATAGATCAAGATTTGCACCAGTTGCAGCAGCAACCTTTGCATCTGCCCTAGCATCAGCACGAGCGTCTGTATAGTATAGATTTGTTGATCCTTCAGTTATATTATCAGTATCAAACTCAGTAAAGTCTAATGCTAGATCAGCAGTAGCAAGTTTAATACCAACTCCATATGTGAAGTGAGTTCTAGTTCTTGCAGCAGTAGTGAATAGATTTGTTGATCCCTCTGTTACATTGTCAGTGTTTATATCCGCTTGAGTAACAGATAGAGTACCAGAACTATGAGTAATACCTGTACCATAGGTGAAGTGAGTACGTGTCCTAGCAGCAG